TGCGGGTCACATTCAAAGAATAGAGAATACCAAAAAGGTGATATAGATGTTTATGCTTTGGTTGCTTTAGAGTGCCAGAAAGTTTTATTTGCTTTGCCTGTTGGTAAGAAACAGATAACCATACAAGACAAAAAGATACAGGCGACTAACTCGCTGCAAAATGTAAGCGATCTATTTAAAGAGCTGAAATGTCTACAGACACCTTAGGATTTTCATAATGTTGCACAGAATTCATACCTAAAGATATTAGATACTCAACCACTATAGCTGGTTCTTTCTGCTCACTTTTACAAAAGTCCTTAAACTTTTTAGCAAGATGCTTGTTTATATATACAGGTTTCCTACCATTTCTTTCTTTTAAGATACGATCATCAAACTCATATAGATTCATAGTTACCTCATTTATCTAGCGAGAACTCTACAGAATATCTACCAATGTCAGCACCTTTGGCATCAACGCCATGTACCATCTGCAACTCTAAGTCTATAAAGTGTTTCGCTTTTAACAAGTCGGTTACTCTATCAGACTTCTCGCCTTTACTTCTGGTTATATACTTTAAACAACTACCTAGATTATAAGACAGTTTATTAGCATATATATAATCTATAGGTTGTATCTTGGATTGCTTGTAATGCGTTCCAGCTACTTGGTTGTTGGCAGCAAGCTTGTCTATCTCTTGATCCCATTCCTTTTCTGTTCCTATATTGGTATGTGCGTATATTGTTTTATTCATAAAAATTCTCCACTTTTTTTAATAGTATTACTTGTAAATTAGTAATATTGGTTTATTATAAACAAAAATATAAATAAAAGGGAAATTTATGGATATATTAGAAAAGAATTTTGACATATCAAACACCATAGAAGTTGACGAACTAGCAAAGCGTTGGGGAGTCAGCAAGAAAACAATTGATAATAGAAGATATAGAGGGCAAGGTCCTAGCTATTTTAAAATTGGTGGAAAGATACTTTATGATCTGAAAGATGTGCAAAAGATGGAAAACGATTCTTATATTTCTGTAGATGGCACACGCTAAACTAAGTCCTTCAGCAGCGAAGATATGGATGGCTTGTCCAGGTATGCCGCAACTCTTAGCTTCTATGCAAGTAGAATATAAGGTTGGTATACCAGCAGCGACAGGTACATTGATTCACGAAATGGTAGAGACACTACTAAAGGGAAGGCTAAACAACCTAACACTAGAAGAATACTATCTTGGTACAACACACCATGTAGAGGACTTTGATATCACAGTTGACCAAGAGATGATTGATTGTGCTAATACTTATGTAGATTACATAGACCAAAGAATGATGGACTTGGATGTAGCAAGACCATTGATTGAAGAAAAAGTTAATATGCCAGAGATACATATGGACCTATGGGGAACAGCAGATGCAATCCTCATTGGTAAAGATATGATAGAGATAATAGATCTTAAATCTGGTAAGTGGGCAGTAGAAGCAGATAACCCACAAATGCGTATCTATGCACTTGGTGCTTTATCCAGATACGGAGATGACTGCACAGTTCAGATGACCATAGTACAACCAAGAGGTTGGCACAAAGATGGTCCAATTAGATCATATTCCATATCAGCTATTAACTTAGTTGAATGGGCCTATGAAACTTTAAAGCCAGCTGCTGAAGCTTGCTACGAAGAAATACCCACATACAACTATAGCAAAGACGGATGCCGTTGGTGTAATGCTAAAGCTGAATGTGATACTTATAAACTAAACCAAAAGGGAGAATAATATGGCAGATCAAGAGCCAATAACATTTAGCATCACAGAAGATGATGTTACTAAAGACTATAACCTAGATGACTTATCAGAAGAAGGTCAGACTGTTTATAGAAAACTAAACCTGTTACAAGCGCAGAAGAATGAACTTGTAGCTAACGCAAACTTTGAAGCAGAGAAGAATGACATCTTACAAGCACATTACTTAAATGAGCTTAAAGGTCATCTGCCAGAAGATAAACCAAAGATTGAGGTGCAGTAATGTCATTAGCTAATATTAGGCAAAAGGCAAAACTAAAGCCACCTATCATAGTATTGTATGGTCCTGGTGGAATCGGGAAAACATCTTTTGGTGCAACTATGAATAAACCAATCATAGTACAAGCAGAAGATGGTATAGGTAAGATTGAGTGTCCTCACTTTCCTGTAGCGAAAACTTATGTTGAACTACAAGACAACCTAAAGTCATTAATTGAAGAAGATAGCGAATACAAAACTGTCATAGTAGATAGTTTGGATTGGTTAGAAACTTTAATGCAAGACTATGTGTGTGAAAAGAATGGATGGCCAGATATATCTTCACCCGCTTATGGTAAAGGCTATGCCGCTTGCCTAGAGATATGGAAAGAGTATTTAACTCTACTAAATCAGTTGCGAGATAAAGGATTTACTGTCTTACAGATTGCACATAATGAGGTAAGAAGATACGAAGATCCATCAAGCGAACCACATGACAGACACCAAATTAAGTTGCATAGAAAAGCAGCTGACTTGGTTATAGAGCATAGTGACGCTGTGTTCTTTGCTAATTACAAGATAGGTACTATCCAAGTAAAAGGTAAAGGCGGTGGTATGACTACTAAACTAAAGCAAGGAGATAGAACTATCTTTACGCAAGAGACACCTGGATTCCAAGCTAAAAATCGTTTTGGTCTGGACAATGAGATGCCGTTTGAATGGCAGGCTATTAGAGAGCAGATGTTGAGATGAGTGAAGTAGCTGAAGTAAACGAACACTTTTGTGATGATAAGCCACAGTATGAGCAAGGACATTGTAATTACTGTGGTGCAAAAGAAGATGAGTGTTCAGAATATAAATGTTGGATTAAATAAAAAGGAGAAAAAATGGATTTAACAAACGTAGAAACGAGTACAGAAACAAGCACAGGACAAATAGAGCCTGGCAGACATATACTGCATTGGCAGGAACAAGATGACGAAGATGGTCGTTTAAATACTGGTTCATGGGTAGCTGAAAGGCATTATTTCATGGTGGGCGATTCAAACTTGCGAATTAATATAGCTTTTACTGTTCATTCTGAAAATCCTAAAGCTGTTGAAATTGGCGCGCAGTCATGTCTCTTAATGTGTAAGGCTATGGGTATAAAAGAAGTACCTAAAAATACCGCAACAGCCTGTATGGGTAAAAGCGTATCAGCTGAACTTGTTAAAGGTAAAAATGGTTATTTAGAAATTAAAGATGACTATGGTAAGGGTTGGCAACCTGTAGATACTAATATGGCATCAACACCTAAACCAGCAGAAGATGACAATATCAAAGCTGGTCCAAGTGAGGCAGACTTAGATGCAATGGGTTCAACTGTGGCGAGCGAGGATGACGCACCATTTTAACCCTAAGAACAGGCCAACGCTGTGTGCTTATTGTAAGCGCCCAGCAGGCCCGTTTTTAAAAGAAGATGGAGAACACTGGCTTGGAGCGTGCTGTATGGCTCATTTAAAAAAGATTGGAGAGGGAGAAAGACTACCCAACAAAGCACAATTAAATGATTTAGGGATAGAGTATTCCATAGCACAAACCAAAGATTTATATACAAAACTAGCAATAGAAGAAGATCAGAAACCATTACATAAATGGGAAAGGGATAAACGAAAAAAGATCTTTACTAATATAGTTAGGGAATATCTAAACTGGGCAAACGTGCAAGCCGAGTTAGATGACGAGAGAGCTGCAAATGGATTTAACAAAGTACTTGAAAAAGGGCGTAGTCTATAACGACTTAGGTTTTAGTACAGGAAAGAGTACACACGAATTAATAAACGAGATGCAAGCACAAGGATTGCTTGTAGACTTCTTAGAAATAACTGGCGAGATAATTAGAGTGCCAGTCAAAGCAATAGCATCAAAGCCTGACTCTGGTAGACAGAAGTCTGGATATTATGTAGTCAACCAGGTTGGCGAACATATGTTTTGTACTTATGGTAATTGGAAAACTGGTTTTGAAGGCAAGTGGTCAAGCATAGATACTAACCAACTTAGTATTGTAGATAGACAAGCACTACAAAAACAAATGGAAGAGGCTAGTGCTAAGTCGCGAGCAGAAAGGAAACAAAGACAAGATGAAGTTGCAATTGAGGTAGAAGAACGTCTTAAAATTTGCCACGAAGCAACTGAACATGAATATCTCACGAATAAAAAAGTTAAAAGTTATGGGTTGAAGCAGTTAAATGGTAATTTAATTGTTCCTGTCTATTCTACTACAGGACAGGTTCGTTCTCTACAGACTATCAATAAAAAGGGCGAGAAAAGGTTTAAATCCGCTTCAGAAATCAAAGGTAATGTATTTTTAATTGGTACAACCTTACAAGATCTAAACAATATAGAAAAATTAATTTTAGTTGAAGGCTACTCAACTGCCGCTTCAGTATATGAAGCAACCCAAATTCCTGTAGCTTGTGTATTTAGTGCCAACTTCTTGTTGGATGCAGCCTCTAATTTACGCAAGCTGACAGGTGCTAGATTTATTCTCGCACTTGATAATGATGAGAGTGGAGTGGGAGAGAAGAAGGCGCAAGAGTGCGCAAGTGCTGTGGTTAATTGTGCAGTACGATTACCGAGCGAGCGCGGAGACTATAACGACTTATATTTAAAACATGGCTTAGATAAAGTAAGAGCCGAATTAGTGGATCACAAATTAGGAATCCAGAAGTATGCGATTCGTAACCTGGTGGGTAAACCCGAGCCACAAAAATTTTTAGTAGATGGATTAATACCTATTGGTAAGCCTGGAATCCTAGCCGCAGTTGGTGGGGTAGGTAAGTCGTTAAGTGTCATACAGTTAGCGTTAGCGGTGGCGTGCGGTGGCAGGTGGTGGGGTAAAGATGTAAAAGAACATGGTAATACTGTAATTTTTTGTGCTGAAGATGATTTAATGGAAATACATAGACGTTTAGACTTGCTCGACCCTAACGGCAAGCGATTTAACTCCTCCTATGAAGTCTATGTATTTCCTGTCCCAGAACAAAAAGAACCTATGATACTGTTAAGAGAAGAAGGCATAACACCTATAGCGCAGGAGTTAGTAGAGGAGTTACAAGCCATACCAAATTTAAAGTTGGTTTGCTTTGACCCTCTCCAGGCATTTACAACAGGTAATGTTTCTAGCAGTAATGAAGCAGGCCAACTATGGGGTTCTTATTGTGCAAACATAAGTGCCAGACTTGGTTGTTCTACGCTTACTATTCATCATCTTAATAAAGGAGCATTAGCGAATGATAGTGATGATGCCATGAGCCATAGAGCAGAGATTAGAGGCGCATCAAGTATTACTGATAGTGTTAGGTGGGCGATAGCTATGTGGTTGGCGAGCGCGGAGGATTGCGAGCGTATCTGTGAAGAACAGCGCGTGACCTATGAAAGAATGAGCGTAGTTAAATGCGCTTTAGTTAAATCTAATTCTGGTAATGTTGATTACAGTACCAAAACATTATTTAGAAAGAATGGTGTACTTGAACCATTAGAAGAATTACAAAATCCTATGGCACTTTATGATAATTTTTAAAAGGAGAAAGCTATGAATTGTTGGCATTGTGGAACGAAATTAATATGGGGTGGCGACCATGATATTGGAGATGAGAACGAAGAATTTGATATCGTCACGAACTTATCATGCCCAAATTGTGAAGCATATATTGAGGTCTATTTACCAAAAGTAAAGGACACTTGACCTAGTAAGTTCTACCCATAACTATAGTAGAACAGGGACATAACTATAGTAGAACTTACTCATAACCCTAGTAAGTTCGCCTCATATATCCATACCATTAACATGGTATAGGAGTAGAACCCCTTGAGGGGGTTCGTACTCCAGGAAAAACAAAACGCACACGCAGGAGAAGGCAAGAGAAAGATGAAAAGATTTGCAGGAATAGATAGAGAGCATTGGTGGATTACAGCGCATGCGCAGGAGCAAGGAGCAGGTACTTTAGTGCCTATCTCTCTCGCGCGCAGGGAGGGAGATTTCTCTCGCGTGCGTTCAGTGGTTTGGGGTTGGTTTAGGCGCGAGTGTGGGAGAGAGGATTTGACAGTAGGCGCTAAGTTGATGTTGTGGTCACTTTGCGAGCGTTGGAGATATGAAACTTGGTCCTCGCATGATGCTATTAGTTATTATTGCAAAATGACTGGTGTTAATAGGAAGACCGCAGGCAGGGGTGTTGCGGAGTTGATAGATAAGGAAGTTATTTGGTGCGTGCTAGAGGGAGAGCAGAAAAGACTTAGGCGTTCGCAGGCGAAGGGGAGGAAGCATTTTTTGTTGGTTGGATTGATCGATTTGTTGGAGTGATTTGTTTGGCGGGGGCGGGGCGAGGAATGGGCGCTAGCGTTTTAGGGGTTAACTTTGGAGAGTTAAGATACTAACGCCCATTCAAAAAGGTTATTGTATCATTTCTTTTCTTTGTCCTTGGTTTCTTTTTTCTTTTCGCGCTTGCCAAAGATCTTGTCAAAATTATCCTGGTATGCGTTTGGTTTGTCTTTTGCAGCTGGCCTTCTGCCAGACCCTTTTCCATTCATGATAGTATTATCTCCTCTTTGTTATAAAACACATTCTCTGCTATGTATTGTAGTATCTCGTCCCTGTCATCATCTTCATGCAAGTTATAGCAGCTAGCTATTGCATTTACCTCTGTATCTAATAGGCCTTTTCTGTCCCATTCTACAACCTGGTAGTGTACGTTTTCTAAATGTTCCTCATTGTGTAAGTTGCTCATATTTTCCCCCTAAATAAATAGAATAATGCTTTTAGCTTTTCATCTGTTAGATGTCTTAAATGTTTTGGTATGTCCTGTCGCTTCATGTCGTCCTCACTGTGCCATTGGGAGAAACTGTGCCTAGCCTTTCCCCTGTTATTGTTAATAAAAGCCATACGCCGTCTCTGTCTTGCTTAGACGCGTCTTTATTTGGGTATATGATCTCGCCAGTGTGTCCTAGCTCTTCTCTTAGATGCCTGGCGTATGAAAATTCCGCCATTCCGAAAGTTATTGTTTTATATGGTTTCATTAGTCTTGCTCCTCGTTTGGGTTATAAACAGATAACTGTTCTACATAGCCACTATTTCTATATAATTGTTCTTCTATGTAGTCGTTAGCTTGTTCTTGCGATTCAGCAAATACATGAAAAGTTCCACTTACCTCGACTGTATATTCTTGTTCTTCAATCATTTCTTCTTTATCCATTAGTCTTGCTCCTTTTTGTAAATTTCAGAACAATATCTACCACCAGTCATAGACATTGCGCACGCAATTTGATGTAAATTATTGATAGGGTATTCCGATAACTCATCTTTAGTTATACAATCTTTTTCTTTTAAAAAGTGTTTTACATCTTTGGGTTTTATAACCCAAGTAATACAATTTTGATTATCATCAACTACAAATACTTTCATTATTTACCTCTATCATTCTTTTATTGTTATTAAAATCAAAGTTAGTTAAAAATATAGACTTTTCATAAGGTTTTTTTTGCCATACATGAACATAATCCTCTGCGCATCCTGGGGAGTGTTCTATATATATGGTTAAATTTCCTGTTTCTACATAAGTAGAATATTTACTGCGTTTATCTATTTTTATCATTGTCTTGCTCCTCTAATATAGTTATCTCATCATCTCTAAGCTCAATATTGTTTTCTTCTAAAAATTGCATTTTTATATTTTCAATACATTCTTCTTTAGAATTTGCCTCTCTGCCTAAATCTAGTGTTGTAAAAGTTATTTCTGCGTTATAAATGTTCATTATTTACCCCTTGTTGGTTTGCCATTAGGAAAGGTTAAAGCGGTGCTAAAGTCTTTCCAATCCTCTGGTGTCATAATTTGCTCTACCTTGTGAATA